TGATGAATACTTGTACGGTGACTACCGTATTCTGCGGGCTGACCGCATGCCGTGCCCTGTTTGTGGTCACCCGACAGGTGACTGCAAGCCCCATCAACAGGAATCACCCATCCAAAACCCGACAGGAACTGGATTGTTTTTGTCTTTGGACAAACAAACAAAAATTCTGCTAGAAGAAGACATACTTGAAGAACGAATCATGTATGGAAATGTAAAGATAAAAGTGATTAAGTTTCACAAAGGGCAAACAATAACTGTGGCACAAGCACGAGAACACGGATTGTTGGACGAATAACACCCAAATCGGCTTTACTGAAACACTTCGGTGGGGTACAATATTTCTTTCCCCGAACAACCCCAATCCGAAAGTTGCATTATGAAGGACGTTTCCTTGACTCCGAAATTTCTTGAGAAGTATCGTCACATCACGCCGCCGTGGGGTTTCAGCGGACTCGGAGAAATTGTTTATCTCCGAACATACTCTCGCCCGATTGAGGGTGTAGACCGCAACGAGACATGGATTGAAACAGTTTCGCGTTGTGTCAACGGTGCCCTAGACATCAATGTTCCGTGGACACAAAAAGAAACAGAAGCCATATTTGACCATGTTTACAACCTTCGTTGCTCATTCTCGGGTCGCGCACTGTGGCAACTAGGAACACCGCTAATCAAAAAATTCAATGCATCGTCACTCAACAACTGCTACTTTACAAACATTGAAAAAATTGAGGACTTTGAACTCTTGTTTGACTACCTGATGCTCGGAGGTGGAGTCGGGTTTTCCGTAGAGCGCTCCAAAATTCACGACCTCCCCAAGGTCAAAGCGGGCGTAAAAATCACGCATGAGCGCACCAACGATGCCGACATAATCGTCCCCGACTCGCGACAGGGGTGGCGTCGTCTCTTGCACAGTGTTCTGAAATCTTTCTTTGACACAGGTAAGTCGTTCTCGTATTCAACTATTCTCGTCCGCGAATTCGGTGCACCGCTAAAAGCATTTGGTGGCACCGCCAGTGGACCCGGTGCCCTAGTGGAGGGAATCAAGGACATCAGTGAGGTATTCCAAGCACGAGAAGGGAAGAAACTCCGCTCCGTTGATGTATTGGACATCTGCAATATCATCGGTCGTATTGTCGTTTCTGGCTCGTCTCGCCGCTCAGCACAAATCGCAATCGGAGACCCAGACGATGTACTTTTCCTGCGTGCAAAAAATTGGGCTTCGGGTGAGATTCCCGCTTGGCGCGCAAACTCCAACAACAGCATTTACGCGGACTATTACGACCACATCATGCCCGAACTATGGAAGGGCTACACGGGCAATGGAGAGCCATACGGTCTCGTAAACCGTCGCCTTGCCCGCAAGTACGGTCGCACAGGAGAAGCAAAAGCAGACACGACGGTGGAGGGCTTCAATCCATGTGCAGAAATCGGTCTCAGTGACGGAGAGTCATGCAACCTGTCCACAATTTTCTTGCCCAATGTCCGTAGCGAAGAAGAATTTCACGAAATTTCGCGCCTTCTCTACATGCTTCAAAAGCAGATTACCCGCCTTGAGTACCCATACGAAAAGACGACGAATATCGTCCGCAAGAATGCGCGACTTGGGCAGAGCGTCACCGGCATCTTGCAGTGCACCGAGGAAAAAATAGGCTGGCTGTCTCGCGCCTATGAGATGCTCGCTGATTTTGACGAGAAATATTCGCAGAGTAAGAACTTTCCAAAATCAGTGCGTTTGACCACTGTGCAACCATCGGGGACGCTTTCACTACTCCCAGGTGTCACACCTGGCATCCACCCTGCTTTTGCGCCGTTCTACATCCGACGTGTACGATTCGGAGCCGCTGATGGGCTCGTGGACTCGCTCCGCAAGCGTGGACACAAAGTTGTTTGGGACATTGGTTTGGATGGGCGCGAAGACCACACGAAATATGTGGTTGAGTTCCCCTGCAAATCCCCCGAGGGCGCTGTTCTCGCAAAGAACATGACTGCCATAGACCAGTTGGAATGGGTTGCGAAAATGCAGAAAGTGTGGGCAGATAACGCAGTTTCGGTGACCGTCTATTACCGCAAGGAAGAACTTGATTCAATCAAAGAATGGTTGTCCAAGAACTACGACGAGAACATCAAATCGGTATCGTTCTTGCTTCACAGCGACCACAACTTCCCGTTGCCACCGTATGAAGAAATCACCGAAGAGGAATATGACACCATATTTGAAAAGATTGACATGTCTGTTGCCCTAACACCGATTTCGGGTGATGACTTGGACATTGATGCTTGCGCATCAGGGGCTTGCCCAATCCGGTGACAACTATTTCAGTACTCAAAGATGCAAGGGTACACGAGATTTACTATAAGGCTGCTGAAGCAATCTCGCGACACGGTTTGTCCAACAGTCTCGTCTATGACCCGTACACCCACAAAATTGACATCATGGGCGGGATTCTTCTTGCGTGCGGAGCGTCAGAACGCAAACTAGCAGAAGGTTTATTGGAGACGGAAGAATGTGGTGTGCCACCAGTTAACCAAGGGAAAGTACATGTTGCGTACGAGTATGTTGAATCTGCTTTGGCTAAAGACCCGAGTGAATGGTGCGAGAACCATGCGACGCACGAGGCTGTCGCACTGCTTCAAAGGCTTGCAGAAAGAATAGAGATATCTATTCGGATACCTGAATCACTCACTCAAAAAGACTAAGTTGTTCCGTTTCTTTTTCTTTTCTGATTTCTTCTTCTTCGTCCGCTATACGCTTTGTCGCTATTTTTGCATATTCTGAATTAAGTTCACAGCCGAGATAGTCGCGCCCAAGACGCAACGCAACAACACCAGTTGTTCCCGAACCGAAGAATGTGTCAAGAACTGTGCACGGCACCGTTTCGTCAGTTTCGCACTCGCACGCTTTGCCCCAACCAAGTGTTTGTGTTTCTACAAAACCAGCGTCGCCCTTGCCATTGATTTCTTCGTACTCTCCCTCGTATATATTCGGACGGTAACGGGGGTCATCTTCGGGAAGTTCGTTTCTGCGTATTCTTTTTCTATCAACGATTCTTTCCCATGGTGTTCCACATGATGCGCAACAACCTTTTTCACTTGTGCCTGCTTTGATGCACGGTTCCACTAGGTCTGTTGGGAATACTGCGAAATGTGCTTCCTTATAGGGTTTTGTGTTTATTGTCCACACCGACCGCTTGTTTTTGAACGCACCCGTCATCCCGTGCATCGCATTAGGGATTCCTGCTTCTTTACGACTATCAGCCCTCGCACCCCTATTATCGTGCGGATATTTTGCGGGCTCCTTGATTGCTTCCGAATCAAAGAAGTAGTTAGCCTTTTTTGTCAGAAGGAAGATGTATTCATGTGCCTTGGTGCATCGGTCTGTTACTGACTCTGGCATCGGATTTGGTTTGTGCCAAATGATGTCTTGTCGCAAAAACCATCCGTCTTGCTGTAGAGCCAAAGCAACACGCCACGGGATGCCGACCAAATCTTTGGGTTTCAGATAGCCGTCATCGCGCCCGATGCGGGAACGAAAATCCTCATTCTCTCCACCAGCATTGGAAGCATTTGTGGACGCAATGGTTTGTTTCCATCCGTTACCGTTGCTTCCCGCATACGAGTCACCCAAATTAAGCCACAAAGTGCCATCATCACGGAGGATGCGCCGCACTTCGCGGAACACGCCAACCATATCTTCCACATATGAATCAAATGTTGGTTCTAATCCAAGTTGGTTATCAATCCTGATTGCCCCACACCTACGGCAATAGGATTTATAAATACCGTCCCCGATTGCGCCTTCTAAATTCCTTTGACCAGTGGATGTTTTGTCGCTTTGTTTACTATCGCGTTTGTGCGAACAATTAGGGTCTCCGCCTTCCCATTTGCCTGTGCCGTAGTCACGCAAACCCCAATACGGAGGAGATGTGACTACGCAATGAATCGACCCATCGGGAATACTTTTTAAAGATTCTCGAACATCACCCAAAAGAATTTTTGGGTTGAGCACAAGGGGCTGTTCTTGGACGGCATTATTCTGCAATTCGTCAATCACCACAGTTTCATTCCCCATCAGGGGAACAGTCTACTTAGAGGTCTTGAACCACGCAAGTACACGCTGACGAAGCGACTTGGACTTCAGGTCGTTGGCATAGATAATGACAGGATTTAGAACATCCTGAACATACTTTTCCGCCGCACTGATGTCTTCAGCCACTGCCGCCGCCACAGACTGAGTGGCGTCCTTTACCGCTTCTGCGGTATTGGATTTAACAACAGCCTTGGAAGGACTCTTTTTAGGAGTAGCCTTCTTTTTTGCTGGTGATTTCTTCTGTTTTGGGGTTGATTTCTTCTTTTGTGCCATGACAGCAAACTACTACATTTGGGCTACCTAAAATGAAACACCCTAGTTCTTTTACGACCAATAAATATGGGGTATTTTGGACTAGATGGAAACTGGCTCCTACAAAACGGACATAGACAAACTAGCCCTTGCTGTTGAGGCGACGAAAATAGCCAAGCAACAAACCGTTGACGAGGAGGGAATCGGTCAAGATATAAACATAAATTTGTTTAGTTGGAAACAGGACAAACTCGTATCAATAATGCAACTCATGAAGACACATCAGATAAGCCGAAATGAGCGTTTGGAAAAGTTGACGCAAGCAGCATGCATAAAGCGACAAGGTTGGGGTGTTGATTCATTTACATTTGTTGCCGAAGGATATTGTTCTTTAAAGCCATCCGAAACAAAAGACCAGGATTTGGCAAGCCTTTTTGCAAAACCGAATTCGCCTGTTTCGGAATGCATATCCTTCACGCATTTTGGTGAAGAACCCGTATTCGTGTCAGTTCCTTACTCAATCAAAATCGGTCGTGTGGTTGAGTTCGGAAAGGCTTTACGGTACTCTGCCCTTAATGTATTGAGAGACCTAACATATGCAGCGACGCTAAACGCTGCATTAAAGTTGAATACCGACTCAAATCAACCCGATGAATACAAAGAATCATTTTACGCAACCCTCGCGGACGCAATTACGGATTTGGGTTTTGAAATATTCTACAGAGACGATTTATGAAGGCGCACGAAATGGATTTTACGAACTATCAATGGAGAACAAGTCAAACTGCTATTTACCCAAAAGAAAAAATGTTGGAGTATCTTTCGCTCGGTCTTGTGTCAGAAGCAGGTGAAGTTGCGGGCAAAGTAAAGAAAATTATTCGTGACCACGATTCAAAATTGACAGTTGAAATGAAACAGGCTCTAGCGGCGGAAATAGGCGATGTTCTGTGGTATGTTGCCCAACTATGTTCTGCGGTTGATATGAATATGGGTCTAGTTGCCCGAGACAACATTGAAAAACTTCTAAAGCGTCAACAGTTAAATACTTTAAGTGGAGATGGAGACAATAGGTAATGGGAAAGAAAAATAAGAAAGTTTCTCGTGGGGCACAACAACGAACACGCTTCAATTACTTAACAAAAGAGTATGAGACAGTGCCGGGAACCAAAGCAGGAAAACGGAGAACCCGCTTGCCGTACGGTCATCCACTCAGAACTCACGACCTTGCGCCGAAACGAAAACGCAGAGAAGGCAAACGGGATGACGATTGAACCGAATGAACCCCTAACACTAATCAAAGGCGTTGAGATAGGTCAGATTCCTGCGACTCCGCTGATACCACCGATGAGCGATGACATCGTTAAACAGGCATCCGATTTGTTGTTGAAGTTCGGCGCTCATTATGGTTTCCCTGTCGCCTACAAACAGGAGCAGAACGGTCGCCTGATTCAACACGTACTTCCCAATCCCAAAACGGAATTCGCACAAATTTCTTCATCTTCCAAAGCATTGCTGAAAATGCACACAGAAACAGCATTTCATCCGCATAAGCCAGATGTTCTTATTTTGATGTGTTTACGCGGAGATAAGAATGCTCCAACCACATACGTGAATTTTGGGGACATCTTAAGAAATATAGATGTCGGATTGATGTACGAGTTGATGCGCCCCCAATTTTATATCCAACCCGACTTATCCTTCAAGGAAAACAAAAAACAATACGATGAATGGTTGGTGCCGGTCATTAATTTCAAACACAAAAAGTTTAGATTCATTTTTGACGAAGACCTGATGAGGGGGAAAACCGAAGTTGCGAATTCCGCTTTGGAATGTTTTAAGAAATTAGTTGACGAGAATATAAAAGAAATTGTTCTTGAAGATGGTGATGTTCTCATTATTGATAATCATCAAGTTGCTCACGGCAGGAAGCCTTTTCAGCCTCGCTATGACGGAACAGATAGATGGTTGATGAGATTGATGGTAAAAGAACAACTTCCCGATAAGAGGGAATGTGTGGTTTCAACCCACCCCGTCATTACTACTGAGTTTTGCTCCCCTCAGAAGGATAAGGTCGCTTTTACAAGCGCATAGTCTCGCTCAGCCCTAATCCGCGATAGCGGTTTATTGTCCAAGCAGATAAATGGGTGTTCCACTGCCCTCATAAGAACGAATTTGTGGAATGACACTGAAGCGATAATGAAGAGAAGGGCTGTTATCAAAAAAAGCATTCATTTATAATAAATTATCCACTTGTGAGCGTTTGCACTATTCGGGGTGAATGTCTTCACCTTTCTCTTCATCGTCTTCCCCGCCTTCGGTCAACGCAGGGAAATCACCCAACAACTTATTCACCGTCGTCTCCTCAATCACGCCAGAATCACGCATAATCGCAAGCAATTTCTTTGCTTCAGCCTCAGCGTCAAACTTCTCAGAAACTTGTGCACCGGGAGCACCAGCCAAAACAGCCCGCAACTGATTCTGCGTGGAGTCCTGAACATCCATACGAACATTCAAATTGTTTTGCTCCATTCCCAGCAAACGAGCACGCCTGTCAATAATTGACAAAATAGTTGATACCGCTTTGATGTCGGGCTCCACAGACACCTCGGTGCCGTCATCCAACTTGACCTTTCTGTGTTGCGTTAGCGGCCACACTGCGCTCTGAAGGGCATCCAGACGCTCCAGTTCCATCTGTAAGACCTCCGGATACGCCATGAGCGCTTCTTGGCTCAACCTGCCCAATTGTCGCCGTATAGACGAACTGACAGCATTGTTGGTCATGCCAAACCTTCTTGAAATTTCTGCGGTGGTGATACCAGCCTGACGCATTTTGAATATGCGTACGTCTCTTTCGGCTAGGAACTCACGAGTCAAACCCTTTTCTGTCATATTTGGTCTCTCACATCAACTAATTCAAACGGAAATACTTTACCCCTTCTAAGTTTAGTCGGAAATGGTCGTTCGTCTCGTGCACCACGAAAATGTCGCACATCGTAAACATATTCCCCAACAATTGTTGGGTCGGGATGTAGCGAAAGACCGAATTCCGGCCACCGCGACCAAACAGCAGACCCGAACGGACGCAAATCCCTCGTGCTCATTGACGAACCCAAGGGCGCATGGTGCTCCAACCACAATGCGCATTTATGGTAGTCGCGAATCATGTCAAAGAACTTTGCCACCTGAACGGCAACAGCCTCTGATGTTCGCCCGCCAGGGTCTACAAATGATTTATATAGAGGTCCAACAACAAGAAGGTCTGGTTTGATTCTCTCTACAGCCTCCTCAATTATTGCCCTGTCTTCAGCCCTCAGTAAATCCACACCAGCAGGCTTGATAAGTATGTGTGCATCAACCTGCTTCACATGACCGTAACGCAATGCCGCGTTCATGATATTCGTAGATGTTCGTCGGATAATACGCTCTGGATTTTCAAGGTCAATAGTCAGGGTGCGAATAGGTTTTATACGAGAAAAATTAAACGGATGAAGACCTGCGGAAGCACAAATCGCTACCTGTCGCGCAAGCATGGTTTTGCCGACTCCCTCGGCTGCCACCACCATTATGCGTTCACCTCGTTCAATCAGATTGTCAATAACCCAATCAAATTCCTCGTCTGCCGACTCACCAAGGAAATCCTGCCAATTAATGAGTCGTCCTCGGTCATAGTCGTTCTCGCCTTTGATTTGATTAAGCAACATGGTCGCACGAGAAATTCGCGTATCTTCAGAAAGGTCTTGGCGCAATAGAACTTTGGTGATTTGCGAGGCTATGGATTCAAGTGAAGATGTTGCATCCGATAAAGCCTGTTCATCTGACTCTTCATTCTCTTCGTCTTTTCGTTCTGCCGAATTGAGAGGCTCTGCATCTTTAAAATCAATTAGTTCTTCAAGATTCCCTCCGTTTGCCAATAGTTCGGAAACATCCTTAAATTGTTTAGGTGGCACAAATGTGCTCACCGTACATCCAACTTTTTGTAATCGGCGTTGTATCTCTTTCGCATGTTCCCAACCCGGTACATCATTATCGGCGATGATGAATACTCCGCACCCACGAAGAATTTCGGTAAACGAATCCTGCCATTTGCCAGCGCCGTTTGGCGGAGTCGTTGCACACCAGCCGAGTTTGACCAAATTATCTGCATCTTTTTCGCCTTCAACGAGCCATATCACTTCGTTATTTTCACGAGCCTGAATAATTTCGGGGAGACGATATAGCGTTTTGTCTATATTCTCCAACGAATAAATCCATTTTTTGGGATTGCTTGGGTCGGGTCTGCGTTGCTTAAATGTTTTCTTTCCCCATTGGTCTACGAAACGCTGTTTCTGATAAATAACTTCGCCTTTTTCGTTTCGGTAGTCATATGTCGCAACAAGAGAAAGTTTCCGCTCCTCCTTGCGTGGGGGATAAAGGTCGGTGACTTTCATGCTGAGGGATGTGCAAATTTGCACCACATCACAACCGTTACCACGGTGACATGTGACGAGGACGCGACCGTCATTCCCTTGCGCAACAGAGAGAGAGGGATTTTCATCATCGTTGCGACATGGGCAACGCGCCTGCCAACCGGCGCCAGTCTTTTTTACGCCGTTAAGTTTGTTTAAGAACGACTCAACTGTCGGAGAAGCAAGTTGTGTCATTCTGATTCAATCATTTCATCTTCAATTACCACTTCGTATTGGACATTGGAGCGCCTCTTTTTTCGGTCAGGATTTTGTTCGTCTCGTTGTTTTGATTTGCGTTCACGTTCTCGTCGTTTTCGTTCAGCATCCCGCCAACGACGACGGGCACGAATCGCATTTATGGATTCCACCTCGGTACCATTTCCTGTTTCCCACGGTTTATAAGTAATACCTAGTTCTAATCTACGGTATTGTCGCTCCGTTTCCGATAATCCACCCCAAATTCCGTGCGACTCATTCTCTAAGGCATAGTTGAGACAGGGCTCCCTGACTTCGCATGTGGAGCAAATCTTTTTTGCTTCCTGAATTAACGCACGCATCCTATTTGACATTGTCGGTTTTTCCACGATTGGATAAAAGACACGAACTCCGTGTTCACGGCAAGCGGATTTGGATGAATCAAATGGGAGAGATGCGCGGAGGCTCTTGTTCATGGGCTCCAAGCATAACCACAGACCAATTCAGATGTCAACGATATTCTGCGATTTTTTGATTATTGTCAGCGCCTGCCCGTAGTCAAGCAACACAGTCATGTAGTTCACCGTCAAGTCTCCCTTTTCGTCAACAGATGACACAATTTCTATGCTTTCCTGCGGACATCCGAGAGCGTGTGCTAATGCTGACCGTGTTTGCGCAAGCCTTATCTCATCAACGGCAACATCGTCATAGAAGTCCCACGGTTCTTCGGTAATCGGGGGAGGTACAACTGTCAAGGTGCGGAGTTCTCGCTGTTTTTCTGTGGCGATAACGCACCATGTGCACGCTATTTTGTCCGTTTTTGATGGGCGTTTACGAACCTCAACATGCCCACATTCAAGGATATGCTGATACTCAACACGACCCCACTGCCCTACTCTAACTATTTCTACTACCTGTTTTTGTGGAGCAGATTTTTTATTGACGCTCATTAAAATTTATTTCGTTTCCTGTAACTTCTCGCCTTATCTTTGGCGGTTTCGGTATTCGCAACAAACTGTCGTCCTCGCTTGTCGCCTTGAATCTTCTTGCGATTCGTGGCGGCACGCTGAGCAGGCGACAACCTTCCCCATACCTTATCGGGCAAATACCTGCGCATCTTGCCCCCACGCAAGGCTGGTTTGCCGTCCGAGGTTCTCCACTTTTCTCGTCCCCACTTTTTCAGCGACCGTTGCTTCTTGCTTGGGCGTTTACCCTTCTTGTACCCCCCACCCGCTTTCCTGTATCGCAACGCCACGAGTTGTGCTTTACGAGCAGACCACTGACCGGGTCGCCCACCCTCCGAACCAGCCATCACGCGAGCCTTGATGCGTTCACGCAACGCGTTGTTCGTGTATGGCGATTCGCTTTTTTCTTGTGCGTTGGACATCACGAGATAGAAGTCGTGAACCGATTGGTTGGCATCAAACATAGATTTTGTACTTGCCTTTCGTATGGGTGTACCGAGAACTTTTACAGACAACTTATCCACTCACCAATTTTACAGAGCCCCACGCCTCACAAAATAAACAGGCATCAACCCCGCTGAATACGAATAGCACCCTCAACAATCAAATCATTTAAAGACATTACTTTCAGGAGACCGAGCAATAACTCCGCCTCCCAATCACCAGCCTCGGCAGCAGACGACAAAAAATCCACCACATCCTGCTCCGTCTTCGGGTCACGCACCACGTACGGCTTAAAACCCTTCGGCACAATATTTGACCCAGACAAACGCACCCCCTGCGGTTGGGGTTTCTTGGGATGCTCAGGACGCTTTCGCATTAGCCAACGGCAACAAAAACTCGTCCGCCTCCCACATACAACCAATTGCCGAATAGCCCGCAACATCCATGAAATTATCAAACAGCGACTCGTTCTTCGGGTCAACACCCTTGGCAATGATGTTCTCTAAACGCGCAATCTTGTCGTGCATACGCACCAGCAAACCACGCGAACCAAACCGCGCAACATTGTCATGCCCGTAATCCGTCTGCTTGTTCACCAAAGTCTCATGTACGAACATCTGTCGCATCGGACGGCTACAAAACTTGCGTGACAAAACCACTCCAGTTGCGCCCAAGTCGCGCCAAAATGCAAACCGCCCCAAATTTGGGTGAATTGGCTGGTCAAAAAACGAACCAATGCCGTCGTCAACCATTTTACGCAAATCGGTGAGATGCGGTTCATACTCCGCGTCCTGCATCTCGGCAACAACATCGTAAATGTACTCCAAGGCACACGATGCAGCGTCCTGCCAAACACCGCCCATAACGGGGGCTTTTCTGCTCCAAAAACTGAAGTCCGACGAAATGATTTGGGTAGCGGGAAGGTGTGCCATGACTGTAGAATCTAGCACCATGAGCAGTAACCAAATGAACACCGAAAATTCGGATTGGCAAGCCAACACGGTCGCGGGCATGGCGAAGGGGGGACGACGCGGCTCCTACATGGTATTGTGCTACGCACGCATGCGCACACGAATGAAAGAGGGTGAGTGGTTCACGAGAACCGAGTACTACGACTTTCAACTAGAAAAAATTGACCGAAACAAAATAAAACATTATACGAACACTCTCACAAAGTCGGGTTTCCTTGAACGCCATTTCAACGGTATTCAATGGCGGATTACTCAGGACGGATTTGCAATGATACGAGAGTTGGATAAGCGTTTCACCATCATGAATCCCCACGGAAACAGTCAAACCGCTTCGGCAATTCATGCCCGCAACAAATCATTGAAAAAGGAAGAGGAGAGCATCCTGAACGGCAGTAACAACACAGTCCCATTCGTTACAAAATAAACAGGACGAAATGTCGTCTGCAAATATTGAGACCAACATAATTAGGTGCGCGGAAGCGCTCAGTGAACTGCGAAAACTTCCCGACGAATCCATCAACACGGTCGTCACATCACCCCCCTACAACAAAAAAGGCATACAGGAAGGCAGAACACAAAACAGCAATCAGATTTGGCAGAAACACAACATTGACTACAACTCGTACCACGACAATATGCGAGAGGAAGAATATCAAGAATGGATAATTGCGGTAATCAATCAACTTCTTCGCGTCATAAAAAGTGACGGCTCAATTTTTTTCAACCACAAACCGCGACGATACAACAACCAAGCACGACTGCCAACCGAGTTCATACATAAAACGAACGCAATAATCTATCAACTCATAATTTGGAATAGACACAACAGTCCAAATATTCGTAAAGACCATCTACTGCCGAACACCGAACATGTGTATTGGTTGACGAAAAACAAACCCCGCACCCACAGGGAAAATGTGAACCCTGATTACATAACCGAAATATGGAATATCGCACCGCCAAAACAAACGACTCACCCTGCACCCTTTCCCCAACAACTTGTAGAGAACTGCATTCTTCTCACGACCATAATTGGTGATGTCGTGCTTGACCCGTTCAACGGAAGCGGAACAACAACCACCACAGCAAAACGATTGGGACGAAAATACATCGGCTACGACATAGACCCCCGATATGTTGAAGATGCTCAACTAAACATGGAACGACAATGAGAGAATACGACATACCACCAAACTTCTTGAAAGACCTCCAACACGGAGAAAACGGGGAACAAATCATTCGCGATTTCCTCAATGACGCCAACAGCGGCTCAATAGAAATCAAAACAGACCGCTACCGCAACGGCAGAATCGCCATAGAAACCGACCAAAATCCACGCAACGAAGGTTGGAAAAAATCGGGCATCAACATCACCACCGCGAAATGGTGGGTTTACCAATACCACCTAGACGGTACATTCCTCATGATAAAAACCGCCCGTATGAAACGCTATATGCGGGCGCACCCCGAACGATTCAATGAAAAGAACAAACAAAACTTTGCACCCAAAAGCGACAACCCCGCCAAGGGCTTTATCCTTGAACAACACGAAGTAATGGACATGATGCTCAACCCGAAATACGACCAACCACAATGACCTACCCGATAATGCGTCTCACCGCCAAAGAAGTCATATACCTACGCAAATGGGTCAACGACTGCTACGAAAACAAACGCCAACACAAAGTCACCGACCGCAAATACACCGCCACCATGACCCCCAAGGGCATCATCATGATGGGCAAAGCAGGAGAAGTAATCACCGCCCGCCACTACGGAACCACCGTTGATTGGGACATCTACATCGGGGCAGACCACGGACACGACACCACCATCAACGGCAAAAGCACAGAAATCAAAACCTCAACCCGCAAAATACTCATCATCAACGACCCAAAGCACTGCAACTACGGGCTATGGAAACCCGAAACAGAACAATGCCTAGTCGTATGGTGCAATCAACCATCCACACAACTAGAAAACATCGGCACGAACACACAATTCCAAATACTTGGCGGAACCACACGCGAAAACTTCTTCGCAAACGCCGAACACGCCGACTTCGGACACGGACCGCGCCTCGTACTAAAAGAACACCAACTCACCAAAATCTAGAACGCAAAACACCTCGCTCAACAATCTTAAAAACCTGAAACGAAACGCCGCCCCAACCCAACAACAACCCCCTCCACGTCACCAACCCCGAATACATCCCACACAACATCCCCAACCCGAGAACCCGACTTCACACACAAATCCACAGCATCAGCAGACAACCCCACTCCACCACCACCCAAAAACCATACCGACCGCCGATTACGCAAACCATCCTGACGCGTCAAATTAGAAGAAACACCTTTCCCATGCACCACCCTCTGCGTCCCATTACGCCTACCATCATCAACAATCACATTCCCCGCCGTAGCCCCCGCCGCTTTGCGCTCCAACCAAGTAGCCCCAGGTTTCGTTTTCGCACGCTCAGAAATCGCCAAACTATTAAAAAAATAGCCGCGCCCCTTAGACAACAAAAACAAATACCGATGCAACCGAACTACCTCACCATCAACAACCCCCTCCGACACCAACACCACATCCTGACGCAACCACCAACCCCACTTCTGCAAACCGAAACCAACCCGCCACGGCAAACCCAAAACCCCGTCATCCCCAACAACATCATCAACCGCCAACCACACCACACCATCCACAGACAACCGTTCCCACACATCAGAAAACACATCAACCACACCGTTCACACACCCATCAACCGACCCCCCAAAACCGTGAGGCACAACAGACACCACACACTGAACCATTACCCCCAAACACTAGCCCAACAGTCCCCAACTCCACAAAATAAACGGCGCGCCGACACCAACACAAAATTTTACCAGACCCCTCTGGCATAATGCAGAGCGAATATACATTTTACCAGACCCCTCTGGTGTAATACAGAGCGCATATACGCAATACAGAACGCATATATAAAACCTCCCAAAAAGACACCGACAAACCCAAAAAATTTTTTTTAAAAAAGGTTGACAAACGCCGCGGCGGACTGTAGCCTTATACCATAATAATCACAACGCCGAAACACTCGGCAAGGAGAAAAACAACAATGAACAAAACACTAAAACGACACTCGCTAAGAGATGTCAACTACAAAGGCGAACCCAAACCGTTCAAAGACAAAGTCAAAGACGCGTTAACAGACGGCACAATAGACCCAGACGGACACAGCATCAACACACCAGAGTTCTACCAACCCCACTTCGGAATAGCAGAACTCTACGAAGCAGAACTCATCCAAACCCACGAAAGCGACACAAGCGACCACAAAACAACCATCTACGACCACAACGGAAACCCAATATCCCACCTCACAGGAATCAACAACCTAGATTTCCTAAAATGGGTCAACTACAACCTCAACACAGGAAAATACAGCGACAAATTCGGACGAGGCTCACAAGCACAAGAACTCGTCACATTCATCAAAGAAGCAATCAATAATGAATGAACCAACACAAGAGAAAGGACAGAAGGTGAATGAAATGAACACGAAAGCAGAGGTCAAGGGCAATCTGCCAATACAACACATAGCGGACGCTATTTGGGAGGAGTTGTATCGGCAGGCGTTAGACCGATGGACGGTCTGTGCGATAGTTCAATCAATAAGTAACGCGATTGACGACAACTATAGCAGAGAAGATGAGGATAAACACCCGCGGGAAACCCGAAGTGAACTCTT